CGAACCGACAGCACCAAGGGCTTCACCCGAGAACGAGATAACCGGGGTTCCGTCGAGAGCGAGCAAGTCCTTGAAGGTGGCCTTGTCGACAACGAGTGCGTCAATCTGGACACCGTTGGGCTGGAAGTACGTTGCAGCTGCGTCAGCGAGTCCGCCAACCCATCCGTCGTACGTCAGTGCCGAGAGCGTGACCTTGTTGCCAGCGGTGAGCTGTGCAAGGACAACGGCTTGGTACTTGACACGGAGCAAGCGTCCGAGTGCGTTTCCGAGGGCGATTGCCTGACCACGGAGAACCGAATTGAGGTAGTCAACCGAAGAACGGTCGATGACCTGACGCGAAAGCGACGAGTGCGATCCGACCGTGATGATTGGCTCGCTCGAGGTTTCGAGGTTCAGCTGGTAGTAGCCAAGGTCTTCACCTTCGCCGGACTGCTCATCGGTTCCATCGGTGATGGAGTCGACCTGCGCGAACGTGATGGTCATTCCGGTGGGGGGAGTGACACCAGTTCCGAACACGGAGCCGAGAGGGTTAGCCTGTGCGACGAGACGGATGAGGTCTACGTCGATGGGGGTGGTGATGCTGTCCGCTGTAGTTGCACCGGTGAATACGCGGTCGTACATCTTGACTGCGTTCTCGTCGTTGCTGACGAGTGCCTGAAGGAAGTCTCCAGCGGTGCGGTAGCTCAAAGCGGCTGCTTCGACGTTGCCGAGGTCGGCGATTTCTCGCTCAACCATTTCAATGCGCTCACGAACTTCGGCGAGTTCGGGAGTCAGGTCACGGATTTCATCCATGATTTCTCCTTTTTGTTCAGCCGATACAGGGATGTCCTGTTCGGGTTCGTCACGCAATTCGGTGACAGTCGCTCCCTCATACCAAGGGAACGAAACTAGTGAGACTTCACGCACGTAGGCATCGGTGACGATGCGGTTGCGTTCTTCGTCTGTGGTGGACTTGCGCATAAGGAAGCCAACGCTGAACCGGTTAAGGACGTTGTCTTCAAGGAGCGTTATTGCGTCGAGTCCTCTCTGCGTGGCACTTATCTGAGCAACAATCTCAAAGCCTGCTTCGGTGTGACGGCCTTCGATAATCTTGCCGATGGGTTCTGACTTGTCGTGTTGCCACATAAGTTTCGCTTCAGGGTCGAGCGTGACCGAGTCCCGGGCGAACATTTCGCCATTCTCGAGCGTGCCGTAAGGGACAGCAATGCCGGCGACTTCCCGCTTGTCCTTGTCAGTAAGACGGAACTCCATCTCACGGGTCTCAAATTGTTCCATTGGTGGCTCCTAACAGTGGCGCAAGCTTCTCGTCCTCACGGACTTCATCAATTGTTTTGAAGCCTGCTGCGATTGCGATCTGGTGGGCTTGGTAACGGGTAAGTGTGTCGTTGCGGAGCAATGCGTCGATGTTCATGCGTGCGTCGGTTCCGCGTGGGAGAAGTGCGCTCATCGCCTGCTCGATTTCGACGTAGTAAGCAGACAGCGAGTACCGGGTAAATGCAATCTGTTCCTGCTCTACATTCGAATACGTCATACTAGATCCGGCTTCCGCCAGCATCATGTTCGCGGGAATGCCCAGAATGCGACAGACCTGAGAAGTGTTCCACTGCTGAACTTCCACAAACATCGCGTCACGGGGGTTCAGGAACAAGTTCTGAATAGACAACTCGGTAGGTGCAACCACACTGCCACCAGTCTGCGCGTTACGCAACGACTCGGCGATATCAATCAACGTGTCAGGCGAGACAGGAACCTTTGGCGAAACAACCTGCGCAGCCATCCCCGAATCCGAGAACCACTTCGACGCAAAGTCGCGGGTATCCTTCGAGTTGCGCAATTCCGCCTGGCAGGCCTGGATTGGACCAAGGCCGTAAAGGTTGCCGGGCATTGCAAGCATCTTGAGGTGCTGAATCTCATTAGGTGTGTATTCGGTAGTACCCCGATAGGTGTACCCGGTGAGTTCTCCGCTATCCGTCGACTCAATCAGAATGTCGAATGGGTTCAGCACTTCAAGTTTCACAGTCTCGCCGCGACCATTGCGCGAGATACGCCAGTAAGCGTTTCCGGCCACAGCCATTGAGTTGACAGTACGCGCCATAAACTCGGCACGGGTTATCTTGTCATCCGGTTGCTTTACCCACAACGGTGTCGACTCGAGCCGAACATCGTCACGGTAAAGGTGCACACCGATCTGCTTGATTGCGTTCGACAGAATAGATACGCCACGGTAGACGGCGGCGATGCTGACAGCTTCGAGAGTGTTTACACCAGCAGAAGCCCGGGGCGGTGGCACGATAGATGATCGCGTTGTGAGTTCGGTGCTGAATTCGGACGCGACTGAACGCACCGTCTCGATTGCGCGAAACGGGTTCAGGAAGTCCAGAAGGCTTGCCATACGCAATAATCGTACCACACGACGCAAGAATCTTGCGTGGCGTGTCTAAATTGTACGTTTTATGTTATTGGCAGGAATCGCACTGCATAACGTCCATTGGGTCAACGGGTGGGATGGGGTAACCATCGAGAGTCTGCTTGTCCATAGAGGACTAGATTACCAGACTAGATCATGATGCTTCGGGTCGCCACGGGCTTCAGCGTTTCCGCACCATGACAAGCCAACAATGTAGCCATAACAGCATCAATCTCCACGCTCGAGTCACGCCGCGAGATACGAAAGCCGTTGTCCAGCACCTTGCGAACGGTGCGCGGAATCTGAACCGACAGCAACGGGTCCGGTGCATGCTTGAGCGTTTCGTTCTTGAGCCGAGCATGAAACGATGAACAAGCACCGTTTATCTGCGAGTTCTGAATAAGTTCTGAATTGATACCACGACGGACTAGCTCGGTGTGCAAGTCCTTGAGCATCAGACCGTCCATGATGATAGCCCGGGGAGAGTGCTGGTGCAGTTGCTGTGCAACGAGCATCAACTTCTCCAGAGTCGGCTTGACAATGGATGCAACCAGTTCGGTGTGAATGACACCGTCAACCATTACAGCTGCGGCCACAGTTGCGAACTCCCAGCCCGGCGAACGGTCAATACCGAACACAACCTGACCGGTCGGCATGACATCGTCAATGCCACGCTCATTCTTGAGCCACAACGAGAACGGAATAAAGACATCTTTTGCAGTGTTCACGAATCGGTTGAGCCGGTACCTGATGACATCCAGGTCGGGTTCGGATCGCGCATCCGACAGAACAAGCTTCGGGTCAATGCGACCATCCTGAAGTGCTGGGCTGGCTTCGACCAGCAAGGCCATAAACTCGTCATCGTCATCGGGGACAATGGCTTCGGATGCTTCCCAAATCCACGCACCGAAACGGTCGAGGTCTCCGTCGATTGCTTTGTCAGCCATTCCGTACAGTCGGGTCAACAGTTCGCTGTTCTCGTCCCCGGCGGTCGTGATGCCGACGAGTATCGAGTTAGGTCGTGCGCCGAGTCCCGTTTGCAAAGCCGACCAGCTTGCATCGTCAACCAAGTGCACTTCGTCAATGATGCCAACGGAGATGGGGATACCCTGCAACGCGGATGACTTCGACGCTTTGATTTCGTAACGGCTTCCGTCACTTGTTCTAATCCCTCGGGTCTCCGTCAACTTTGACATCATCCCTTGCAGTGTCGGGTTCGCGTTGATGATGCGCAACACACGATCATGCACCAACCGAGCAAGGTCAACAGTGCTGGCGATGCCGATGTTGTACTGGTTCGCTTCACGCAACAAAGCCCAAATGCCGATGGCCGTAACAAGTTCGGTCTTGCCGTTCTGACGTGGGACCGAGACCAGGCAAGAACGCCAGCGCAATTCGCCTGACGGTAACAGTTCGGTAACGCGGCGCAGCAGCTCACGTTGCCACGGGTCGAAGCGAAACGGCTTACCGTTCGCAACCGACCAGGCATACTCGAACGCTGGCAGGTAACGGTCGATGTCGGCCGCAAAGTCTGGGGTCAGTGGCGGTGTGTGACGTGCCGGGCTAAATACCACGACGCAACAGTTCAGCCAACGGATCTAAATCGGCTTGCACGCTTGGCCGTTCTTTCAGAAGTGAGCGGTGGAGCACACCGAACTGCGCAATCAAGGCCGCGGTCACTTCCCGGTCAAGTTCGATGGCCACGGCTTGCAATGCAACGACCGATGGTGCGTGCGCTGCAGACAACCACGTTTCGTTTGCAATGAATTGCTGGACGGCGTTTTCGAAGTTCAAGGCTTTGCTCCTAAATGTTGAAAAGTTCGGGCGTAAAAAGGAAGGGTAGGCGGCGGATTGGGGCAACCCCACTCAAAAAAGAGTGGGGATGTTTTACCGGTGGCCGCCCGTCACCGTTTGTTTGTTAGGGGATGACCACCCCCCACCCCGGGTTCGTCCAGTTGAGTCGGGTGTTTATGCGGTCGGCTTTGGCACTGTTGCATCGACGGCAGCAGGCTATGAGGTTGCCTGGTTCGTTACCCCCACCGAGGGAGTGGGGGATGATGTGATCCACAGTGTCTGCCACCCCGCCGCAGTATGCGCAAGTCTCGGCATCTCTGGCGAGGATGAATGCGCGTGTGCGTTTCCAGTCGGCGGTGCGTAGGTCGGCTCTGTCTTTGGCTGGCATTAGATCACCGTCAATACGATGAACACTGCGAGGAACAAGGCGAGGGTGATGTTGTATGCGCGGTTATGCACTAGATGACCTCGAGTCCGGCGAACTCGCCGCCCGGTCGTGTGACCATGATGATAGCGCCGCGTTTAGCGACGTCACCTGTTTTGTGTTTCCACCAGGTGGACTCTGACTCCATAGTGGGTGTGCAGAGAACAAGTCGGTCTCGCTTGGAGCGAATGCTGAACTCATGTTCATGGCCGTGGACGAGGATATGACCAGCCTGCGCAGCGTGCAGATTGAATGATTGACCCGCCCACCAATCCATCGACTTACCCCGCGCCCATTGGTGGC